ACACCGCCGCCTACTACGCCATATACATTAGTAGCAATGGCTAATATTCCACCGTCGCCACCTTTTCGTGCGTTAGAAGGGAAAGCACCACCAGCGCCTCCGCCATTTGTACCACTTGTACCCGCCGCTGAACTTGTAGCCCCAGTACCGCCAGTACCGCCCGTAATAGTTCCACCGGCACCACCGGCTGTAGATGTACCCGCACTACCCGCATTACCACCATTAGACGCGCCACCACCACCCCCACCGCCGGTTCCATTATAAGAATTGCCGCCAGCAGCACCGGCACCAAGAGGGCCACCAGCACCGCCACCGCCGCCACCGGCGTTACTAGAACCGAAACTATCACCACCAGCACCGCCAGCGTATTTAGTATCCCCCACCGCCCCAGTAGTGGTTCCGCCAAGGCCCCCGGTAGTTGTTGGGGAGTCGGGAGTCTTTCCGCTATTTGCTAAAACTCCGTGAGTAACCGAAGTGGGGGCGCTATTTGTTCCAATTCTTATCCAACTTGGAGTTTCAGTGCCGGGGTACCAACTACCGCAGCAAGAATAACCGTTGGCAACTCCGCCTGATTGGTAATAAACAATAGTAGAACCCGCCACCATTGAGGCAGTAACAGAAGCGCCTAAAGTTTTAGAATACCCGCCGCCACCGCTACCCCCCATAATTAAGTTATTATATCCACCCGAGCCAAAAGCCTCTATTGAAACCAAAGACCCAAAGTCTGAGGGCAACGTAAACGATCCGGTTGAGGCTGTGTTTGCAGAAGCACCTGCAACAACAATATATTTTGTTGTTTGAGTAACTAAAGTTATTACTATAAAACCAATTTGGTAGTTAGCTAACTGATACTGATCGCCGCAGCAACAAGAACTAAATCCGTAGCCATAAGCGCCGCCGTAAGGGCCGTAGTTATGAATAGTTTCAAGATATCTACCCCCCCCGTTTGAAAAATTAGCCGCGCCGACTATGTCTTGGGTGGGGTTAACTGTAGAAATAGGAAGACCACCACTCACCGAAGTAACATAACCGCCCCTACCTTGGGCGCTTCCAGATCCACCTCTTCCATACGGGATGGTGTTGTATGCTGCTTGGGATCCACCATTTGCACCGCCACCCGACCCAAATGTTCCGTTTGAGGCTACATAATACGCAGGGCCCGCATCGGCTCCGTTTCCATTAGGCCCCGCTTGTCCACCTTGCCCAGTTGCATCCCATCCCCCCGAAGGGGCCGGAGAGTTGTATCCATTACCACCTTTATATTTAACATCCCCGCAATTAGCAGCAATTTGAGACCCTGATGCGGTAGAGCTACCTACGGCAAGACAAGCGGAAGATGTGGAGGAGGATGAAGTTGGCGCAACGTTACTTGTGTTAAACCATGTATCGCCGCCACTTGAACCAATGTTGAAGTAAACTGTAGAACCCGGCGTAACCGTAATAGTATTGCTTTTTGAATAAGACCCGCCCGAATTTAAACTTGTGATTTTTGTACCACTAGATGCGATAGACGCGCCGGGGCCGTAACACTCTACCTGTATACCAGTAACACCAGCCGGAACAGTCCAAGAAGTTCCAGAAGTAAATAAATAGACTAATCCCGCCATTTACACAGTCTCTATGGTTATAGGACTAGCCGGGGTTTGCATTGTTTTTATTCCTTGGGTTTCAAAATCCCAGTATTGATTGTCCAATAGTTTTTGTTTTGTGTATCCGTCCGGCAAGCTATCATCATCACTGCAAATGATTATATTGGCGTAGTTACCGCTAGCATCAAAAATAACGTGTTTGTGCATCTTGCCCTCCGCTTACGTTAATAAAAACCGTATTGTCTTCAAGGATTTCTATTTCATGCCACTCGTTTTCTTTTAGGTTGAGTGGGTGGTCGCCGGGCAAAAGTTCCCTATACAAGTTTTCTTTGCGTACACATGTTTTCCCAGAAGCAACAAATGTTAGGTGGGAGAAAACATGTTCGTGTTTTGGCAGCCCTTGCCCCTTGTTACCGGAGTAATAGGTAAACGTAACCCCGTTATAATCAAACCTATATAGCGGAGGTAATCCCTTTAAATTTTGGTTTGGTTCTGCCATGACTCATAGCATTAAGTTGTAGCCAAACGCAAAAGAGCGGTAGCGGCCACGTTAGTAGGCATGGTTAAAGTAAATGTACCGGCAGTGATTGTCTGGTCGGAGAACGTATAAACCGCCACTGCGCGATTACCTTGAGTTGAGTTGTACAACAAGGCGCAGTTCCAAGCTGTGCTAACAGTCAAAGAAGTCCAAGACGCGGATGCCGATGGAGTCCAATAGCCCGTGCCAGCGGTTGTGCTGGTGTTTGTTGAAGCGGGTGTATTAGCGTTGGTTAAAGTAACGCCGCCAGCAGTGTATCCAGAGCCGGAAGTGTTTGTTACTTCACCTGTTGTTGAATACGTAGTGGTGGATGCGTTCAAAGTGGCCGAGCTAAAAAACAAAGCCAACTTGAAAGTGTCGTTAGTGGGGGATGTCAAGCTAGTGCGAGAAGTCAGGGTAGGTTGGCCAAACTGATGATAGCCCTGCATAACTTCGGCTAAAAATGATGTGCATACCGACTGTGTATTTGCCATGATTAGAACTCCTGAATTTCGCCAGCTACTTCAGCCGGGGCTTTTAAAGTGACATGCGCAGAGCGATGAACAAGCTCATTGTCCAACCAATACTCTACCCAAGTGGTTTTTTCGTTGTCGTCTTCGAATCCGCCTTCTTTCTTCTCCAGAAGGCTTTCGTCCATTTCGCCGTGAATTGTGTTTACTAACATGTGTACCTCAGTTTGAACTACGAATTAATGCTGTCGTTGCTGTTGCTTGTGGCATTGTTATTGTAAACGTACTAGAACTTGACTTGTCCGAACCAAAATCTAGCACGGCAATCGCGCGATTTGCCTTACTGGAGTTATATATCAAAGCACACCTAGCTGTCAATGCCGAAGTCCAAGAAACATTGTTAAACCCGACATACGCAGTGTAGTCGGCGGAATTTATTGTGATCCCGGTCATCGTTTCCCCGCCCGCTGTGTACCCAGATGCTACTACCTCGTTGGTAGTGGAGTAGACCGTTGTGCTGGCGTTTAAGTTGGCGGAGGCTGTATACAGGGCGATTTTTATAACGTCTGTAGTTAAATCGTGGATGCCTTGATACAGCTCCGCCTTAAAGCTCGTAGTCTGGGTTTGAACAATACTCATTGAACATTCACCCTAAGTTGGCCATCGCGGTGCGTATCAGCACGTTGTTTACCATCTGCCAAATTCTTGAGGAGCGAAATAGCTGATATGTACAGAGTGCTGTACAACTGAACCACATCTTGCTCGCCCTTCATGTAGCGGATGGCCTCAACCAAAGACCCATTCAACAACGCAGAATCAAAGTTCTGACCAAGCCAAGTGGTGCCCGCAGTGACAATGGATTCTGGGTAGTAATAGTAGTGCAGTTCAGCGGAGTAGTTTGTGTCTGGTGTCGGCCCGACGATGAAGGTCAGGTACAACGGGTTTGTGCTTTGAGGGCCAAAAATGGCGTAGTGTTTCGGTTTGCCCGTGGTGCTGTCGTACGCTTCACGAATGAAATCCACATCCTTGTTTAAGAGGTAAGTGTAGTCAACCGGTGTTGCGCTTGGGGTGTATATAGCCAAGGAATATACAGACAAAAAATCTGTGGGGCAGTTCAGGTACGCGTTGCCCCCGGTCAAATTACCGGTCACGTTTTTGCGCAAGTTGGAGATCTGCACCGTGTTGTAGATGCGCTGCTCCGTCTGCTGGATGAACCTGTTAATTATCTCCGGGTTAGTAGAGTAATCAAACGAGTTTTCAGCAGTCTGCTGTATAGCGGTAACAAGCTCTGCGTATGTCATTAAGCCATCGGGCCTCTGGCCATCAAGCCTTTGGTCGCCGCTCCGTTACCGCGAACTTTGATGCCGTCGGTTTTAGTGGGTACCACTGGGCCGTTGTTGTACATTCCAACACTCATGCGCATACGGTTAGTGCCACTAAGTTCAGATGGCTTGCCGGGGACTTCGGCAATCTTCATTTTTTTACCCGTCATTGTGTGGGGCTCGGCATACACAGCCGCATCACCCACTTCTTTACCCATCATTTTTTTGCTGTATTTAGCCATTATCCGCCCCTTGAAGAGCCGCGTTGGTTTGCAGCGCGAGCCAGATTGCGACCCATAGATTTCATTTTTGCACCAATAGAACCGCCGCTTTTGAGCTTGAGCTTAGTGCCCTTGCTGCCCTTATGTTGCTGCGTATCGTGCTGCTTAATAGCTTTTTTAACCAACGCCTTGTCTTGGGTCATGTCGGTTTTGTCTGATTCCATTTTTGCCATGTTCGTCTCCTTAAGACACTGTTACCGTTACTGTACCAACATTCGTAGTAGAAACCAAGTAGTTTTGGGTTAATACTGCGTCGAAATTGCTTGACCCACCTACGGGATACCATCCCCACTGAATGTTCCTTGATCCGCCAGTCGGGTTGCCGTCTGCGTTAACACCGGCTGTAATGTAAGTAGTATCTATCCTCGGTTCCCTCAAGGCAATTGCCTCAACAATCGGCTGCATACCCAACAACAACTGCGGGTGATCTGGATCCCAGCACTCGGGGCACACCTTCAAATTATACTTTTTTGTCTTGATAATTTCGGTTTTTAGTTTTTTTAGTTTGAACTGCATGCCACACCGGTCACACTCGGCGATAGCTTTGCGGCCCGTTGCAAAATCAGCCATTAGGTCACACTCCCGCCGATGTACTGCTGTCTGGGCACGAACCGTAGGGCGGCTTTTTCTCGGTCTTCACCAGCGGCTAGGTTGAACTGCTCATCGTACGCAGCCTTCAACATCTCTAACCGAACCTGCATTTCGGGCACTTTCATCGCAATGTGGTAAGCCAGACCCGCTACTAAGCAGGGTAGGAACCTGAAATTCATGTCGGCAATCGTCGTACCCTTACCAGCGTCTTGAATCCTGCGCATACGGTAGTAAACAAATTGGTAAGTCTGGGAGTTGTCCGGGGTTGGCCATAAGGTAATAGCCGGTAGTTGGGGTACGTAAATCGCTGTGCCGACACTGTACGCAGTGGCTGTTGAGTTGTTTTGACCCCGGAAACAGTTACCCAGAGTGTTGCCATCTATGTAGTTGTAATACACATACTCCCCACCAGCGCTCAATTGGATGAACCCAGACCCCGCCAAACCTTCTGTGCTGGTAAGAGTAATAGAAGTGTCGGTGGCGCTAATCGCGGT